GGCCAATCATGGGGGACGCTCCAAAAATTAAATGCGCCATGATGTGGGACTCATGGTCCTGTCCCTGAAATGCTTTTAACACCACCATATCCATAACATCTATGTTTTCTTGCGCAGGATCTTTCGGCGTAGGCTCCTCATCAGGCACACGCTTCATAATCCTGTCCGTATCCTTTACACCCAACGCATCATACATATCACGATACACTTCATACATATTATGAAGATCAGGTGCTGCTCCTGCCAACTGTAGCTTCGTTTGCGCTAACGCAATTCTTTGTGCCTGTGAAAAGACGTTTGGGTCCGACACGGGTATAACATCTACCCTATCGTCAAAATCTGTTGCCTTAACGGCACTATCCTCACCCTCTACCGCATACGGATATTCATCAGGTAAACTCTCGCTCATCACTCTCGACAGGATCTTAAACTCAAGTCGCATGGCATAATGTAATCGCTTATGCACTGCACTCATCACCCGTGAGCCCTGTTCCAATAACGCTATAGTTGTACCTACAGCAGCCTGTTGATTGCCGTCACCGACCTTCATATCCGTGATGGTGGCAAATCTACGCCCTGCATCAACAACAAATCCTAATAGCTGAAACAATGTTGAGTCAGGACCTTTAAATGGCAGCGGCATTAGGCTGTCACGAATAGCCCCTCCGGGAGCGTCCACATCGCGGAACTCACCGGGCTGAAGCGGATCATCGTCATCCCTGATCCGTAGTCCACGGGCCTTGAAGCCCGCAGGAAGATTAGACAACGTACCAGCGTCGATTAGCTGCCTCAGTGCCGCTGTGGCGGTTCGTGACAACCCGCCAATCGTGTGAATAAGCCCCAACCCATAGAAACCAAACCCGGGTAGAAACTTATAGTGCACAAAATACTGTATCTTGCGCTTCATATCATCATCTTCACGATAATTACGGCGTATGGACAATATCTGCCCATTATCCTGACTGATTGTCACCACATACGGCACTTTTATACCTGTTGGCTCTCCGTCATCATCTTTCTCTTCATAGCCTTCTATATCCAGATCCACATGACATTCCAGCAAAGTGCAGTCATAATCGATCTGATTAGGCGACATACCGTCAATTCTGTTGATTTCATCGGTTACAGAATCGCCCTCAGCCTGCCCCGGAAGCACCGGAATATCAAGATAAAACCCCGATATTTGCTTCTTTCTGAGCTCATTTAGCGATATTCGTAGCGTTTGTGTAATATTTGGGCACGTTTCAAGATCTGATGTCTCATATGGCACCACTAAATGCTCTGCTGGCACAAATTTTGATACTGCTCGGCCCATATTTTCGTCAAAATACACCTTTTTAAACGTAGAACCGGCCAAAGGCAGGTAAAAAAGCATCTGATCGAGCTCTGGGGTGTATTCTTCCATAACATTTGTGATGTAATAGTTCATAAATTGACGTACACGCTGCGATTGTTGCTGTTTATCGCGTGTTTCGGCGCCAACTATAGCTGTCCTAACAGGTCCAGACGCCGGAAGTAGCTCATTAAATGCTTGTGCTTGGAATTGTGTGGCTGCTTCGGCCAAAAGTGGGTGTGTTACCCCTGAAGAACCCCTAAAGGGCTGTGTTCTTTCTTCATAACTAAAGCCTAAAAGCTCCAAACCATTAGCATACGCGTCTTCCCACTCCTGACGGCTGGCTTTATTAGCATCATACTCGCTTAAAAGCTCTCCTGCTATGCGTCCCAGCTCTCTATCGGGCATTTCTTCCGCTAAATTTGCATAAAAATCATCACTTGTGCCCCTTTGATCCATCGGCTCAAAGTCCACGGTCACACCGCCATCATCTTCCGCCGTGATTTCTATGTCCATGTTCTCTGCTTCTACATCCATGTCTAGTGCAGCTATGGGCTCCATAGTGCCGGGCATCTCTATTTCAACATCAGCGGCCAGCTCTTCTGGCGTGGTGTCTGTCGGTATTCCTTTTTCTATAGCCATACGTGACTCCTTTTTTCTAACCTACCATAAACGGTTGATAAGCGCCAATACCTTTTGGACCCTTAAACATATCGCGTGCCATGTCCGATAAACCGGCTACACCGCCTTCTTCCATAGGTTCAGCCGTGATTTTTGATTTGACAACTTTACTTTTAGGACGATCAATCAACATGATATGACTTATTTCTTTTTGCTCTATACCCCCATAACGTCCTCTAACGCCTCCTTCAATATCGTTTTTATACGGAATGTTTGTAAACCCGTCTTTTGCAAGTTTTTTTCTAATTTGTTTCGTGAGCTCTCTTGCGCGTTCTGTTTGCGCCCCCGCTGGATAAGTAAACGCTCCACCAGACAGATTATCATCAACAATATCTTTAAACTTAGGGTCTTTTAAAAATTCTTCATATAAAAAGTTCTCTAACTCAATCTCACCCCACAAACCATCCTCGGAGTTTGGATTTAAAAAAGGTTTACGCGTATCTATCTTCAAAGGATATGTTGCTCCCGGAGCTAGTTTTTCAGGATCTTTTCCAACTGTCTCTGGATCTAAATCAGCGTAGCCAAAAAACCTATCTCTGGCCGCGTTTTCTGAGCCAACGTGTAGCCCTAACGTATCCGCATATTTAACAGAATAACCTTTGTTCCGTGCCTGTACCACATCCATATCAAACTTTTTTATATCGTTTGTGTTAAACTTCCCTTGACCGGGGAAAGTGTAATGATATGCGGTTATATCTTTTTCAAAATTTTCTGGCCCTTCAAATTGTTTTTGTAGCGCTATTTCTTTCTCAAATTTTTTTCTTCGTAATCTTTGAACTACAGCCTCTTGCGTTAAACCCGGTGCTTTTTCGCTCACAACTTCATAGTTTATATCTTTTGCTGCTGCATCAATAATACTTCTATAGTTAGGGCCCCCAGTAACAATAACCTTATCATAGTCACCGGACATCGTATCACGTATCTTTTTTAACTCATTAGGATCTTTTAAAAACTTATCGCGTATTTCATCTGTCATAATTTGATCGTAATTTTCAATAGGCGTGTCAGATCGTATAAGTCCGTGTTTCGCGGACAATATAGCGACATCTACTTTTGGAGGAATACCAAATGCTTTCATTTTACTAAACAGCTGTCCCGTATATCTATCCAGTGCTTTCATATCTCCGACATCTGGACACTTCTTATCGCTACAAGACACAATCAATAATTGACGCCCCTGTTTAGATTCGGGGCTGAATAAACTCGTACCCTCTCGTAGACGCAAATTACCTCCACTCATTCCTAATCTATTAGGATCAGCTTCAATGCGTTTTGCAAAATCTACAATTTTACGTCCGCCTTTAGCCGCTAAATCACCCAGCCCCGGAATAAGACCAGCGATACCCGCAGCCCCCAATCCCGCTATGACATATGGATTAGGCTTTGGCTTACCGAGCTCCTCGCGTATATCTTTGTACGTCACATACTCACTAACGCCCGGTAGAGATTCAAAAGCAAATGTTCCTATGCCTTTGGCAATGTTAGCCATCCGCTCTCTAGTTTGCGGGGCTGCAAAAGGGTTAGGTGTAAGTTCTGTCATCAGTAGTACGCTCTTACCTGCACGTTGTTGTCATCCTCATCCCAGTCATCACTCGGTAGCTGCACAAAATTACCCTGACGATACCGCATCAAAGCTTGTGTCATACTATCCACAAGGTCATCATACTCCCCATTTGGAAAAGCTGCAACCTCCTCTATCATCTCATCCGCAAACTTTGTGTCTGGTGCGTACACCATGCCTGCTTCAAAAAGAACCGATACAGAGTGCACGCGCGTCACCTTATCATTACCTTTACTCGGTGTAAAGTTGACAACAGGTATACCCATGTTTCGTAGTTCGTGGGTCAAGGGCAGCCCCGTTGCTTTCGCTTCTATGATCACCGTGTCCGGTTCCCAGTACTTATACTGATCCAAGGCTACCTCCTTTAACTCAGGAAAGTCCCACCGGTCTTTCTGACTATCAAGAAGTATCAACGCCGGGGGTCCCCCTGCTTCTTCCGGATAAAAAACACCCCATGTCGTAATAGCACTATAGTCCGATGTCTCGCGTTTCGTGAACGCCGTATCGTAGCTCTGTATTACAAACTCAAGATTTGGCACATTCTTTTGCTCCCATCTCTTCCACCACTCTCTGGGTATAATCGCATTCTCCTCACCCGTCGGGTTTTGCTGATACTGC